CGCGTGCGGTGAAAGCGTTTGCGTCGCCCTGGGCCTGCTGACCCGCGATGATTTGGTTCAATGCCATGATGGTTTTCCTTCAGGTTACTGAAACGATGTCGTTGAGGATGTTTTGCGGGTCTTCGTAGGCCGACCCGACAGTCTGGTTTGCCATGAAGTGGGTGATTGCCTTGAGTTCGATGAGGATGTTGAGCAGCAACACCTGATCCAACGGCAAAGAGACCGCATCGTTTGGGATGTAGGTCTCGAACGCCTTTGACTTCGCGTTGTAGAGCTTGAGTGCCATGACTTACCTTTTTACTGAGCAGCCGAGCCGCCCGGTTGGCGAAGCAAGAATTGGTGGAAATTGCCGCGATACACCTTGTCTTTGGTGTGGTGGTCAAGGTTGATGTCGGGAATGATCCAAATCTCGCCACACTTGTCGCGGTAGCGCCTGGCGAAGCTGTAGTCCTCTCCCCACCAAATGCGCTCATGCACGCCGTGGTTGAACAGATCGACGCTGCTGTGGTACTGCGGGCCGTAGCACAGTTCCGGGTAGGCCAGCATGAACTGATCCACCGCGTGCGGCGTGACCTTGAGGAACCCGGCCGGGATCAGCTTGCCCCGGATGGCGCCGTCCGATGCGCGGACCTGCGGCCGATGCTGGGCGTCCGTCTCGATGGTGCCCATGTACTCCTCGGGCTCGATCTTCGGGCGGTACGTCCCCGCCACCACATCGCCTTCAGTCTCCAGCAGCTTGAGCATGTCCTCGGGACGCCACGCCATGTCGTAATCCAAGAACACGACGCAGGTCGGCTTGACATCCAGCGCAGCGCGCAGCATGTTGGCCCGCGCCGCGCTGATGTAGGGGCAGTTCAGAATCTGCACCAGACCATGCGACCACCCAGCCGCCTCGATCACCGGCAGCGATGCCTCAAGAGACACGATGCAGGCATCGAACGGTCGCCCGACAATGGGGATGCAGAACACCACCTTCTTGGCGGTGCTGCCGGTCATCTTGACCGGGGCCAGAATCGCAAGGGCTGCGTCAGGGTTAACGCTCAAGCCGCGCCCTTCCAGAGCCCCAGCGCGTTGAGCGTGGCAGTCACTTCAACGATCCACGCCGTCAAGCTCGCCGCGATGGTGATGTTGGACGACACCGACACCACGCTGTTGGCTTGAATCGCCGCCGCTCGCTGCGTGATCGGGGTGGCACCGTAAAAAGCCACTTTGTCGGTGGCGGCGCCGCCAACTTGGCAGCCGTCGTCGGAGCCGTAATCGAGTCGTTCGTAACTGGGCATGATGGCTCCTTGAGGTTAAGCCGAGGCCGAGCCGATGATCCGGCTGGCCCATTCGGGACGGAGGGCGGCGAAGCCGTACAGGATGTCGATCCGCATCAGCATCTCGTCGTTGCGGATGTCCGAGGCTTTCCAGACCCGCATCGACAGGCCGTCCTGCACCCGACGTGCGCAGGTATCGGCGTCACCCATCAAAGGCAGGTCCGCAGTGATGAACTGAAACGCCTCCTTGTGGTAAGCGAGCTGCTGGATGTAGCTGGTGCTGGCCGCGCCGACAAAGGTCGGAACGAGCGCCGTGCTGTCGAAGTACGTGGTGGCCAGATCAGCGCCGGAAGACGAGCAGACGTTTTTCTTGGCGCCGGTCAGGTTGAACGCAGGCGACACAGCCAGCAGCGTTGTCGACGCCGTGACCACGGTGAACTGCTGCAGCCGCCCCAGGCTGGCCTTGGTCTCGGGGTGGCAGGCGTAGACGCCTGGGATCGTGAACACAGCACCCACCGCAGGAGCGGCCGCCATCGACGCCAGCGTGACTGCCGTACCGCCATCCGTCACTGCGGCCGATGCGGCCAAGGTTCCGGTCACGTCCGAGCCGTTGGTGAGGGTCCACATGCGCTCGTTCTCGTACCAGTCGAAGCCCGAGGTCCGGCCGATCATGCCCTCGCGATACTGTTCCTTGATCTGGCTGGAGTCTTGGAACAGACCCTTCAGGCCGTTGACCATGCCGCCCATCGTCACCGAATCGACCTGCAAAGCGCGCATGCCGTCCTTCGGCGCCAGGCCCTGGTTCATGAGCGCGCGGGCCGAGCCGAACGCCGCCAGGTCGGTCAGTGCGGTGCCTGCGGTTCCGGCGCAGTTGTAAACCTGCTTTGTAGCGTAGGCCAGGTAATCGGACTCGATGCCCGACACCAGTACCTTGACGGCAGGCTCGATGTAGCGCTTGGAGAACTCGTCGATGGACAACGCCAACTCGACGCTGTTGAAACGCATGTCAACGTGATCCTGAGTGGCCACGGTGATGCTGGTCGCCGATTCGGACTGCTCTTGCACATCCATGACCCGCGAGCCCTGGGTGCGGACGTAGCGGTTGGGTCTGCGCACGCGCAGTGCGGTGCCGATCTTGGCGCCAGTGCGGCCGAACGAGTCGTCGTATTGGCGGTCAGTAGTAGAAATGAACTGTGTTGTTTCGTGCGCGACGCGGAGCGACTCTCGCGTCACCTCGTCGATAGTCAGGAGCGTATTGCTCATGGTGTTTCCTTCCTGCGCCTCTCGGCGTTAAGTCGTTGAACTAGCGGCGCTGTGCGATCTGGCGTTTCCGAAATGCCGCGTACTGTGCGTCAGTCATGTGTGGGGAGTAGCCAGTTGGTGCAGCGCCTTGTCCGCGCACCGCCGCGGGCGGGGTTGCGGCTTTGGAGGGTTGGGGCTTGGATTGCTCGCTCAGTGCGGCCAGCTTGGATTCGAGCTTGGCCACCGCACGCCCGACTTGGATCGGAGACATGCGAGAGAGGGCATCGGCCTCGTCGGCGTTGTCCGGGTTTGCGAGGTACTCGATCAGCGCTTGCGGCCGGTCGCTCTCGAAAATGGCATCGGCCACGGGTTTGGGCCGTCCGGTGCGGTCTGCGAGACCGCCCACTGCTTCATCGAGATCCGCCGCCATCGCGTCGAATTTCTCGGCGCCCCAGGCTTTCGACAAGCTGCTTACGATGCCCCGGCGTTGCTCAATCTCGGTCTGCTGCTGCGTGATCGTCGGGGCCAGCCTGCTGGCCTCCTGTTTGATCAATGCGGCAATCTCGGCGCGAGAGAGCGTTAGGGTGTCGCTGTCGCCTGTCTGCTGAGTGTTTATATCACTGTTGGCGTTGCCGCGCAAGCGTGCTAACTCGTCACGCAATTGGGCTGCTTCGGCCTTGGCCTCGGCGGCCTGGCGAGTTTTGCGGTCGATGCCGCGCTGCATGCGCATGCGCTCGCGTTCGGCCTCGGTTTTCTCGGGCTTGGTGTCGGGCAGCGGCTCGTCCGCCCCGTCAATCGCTCGGTTTGCATCGGTCAATGCCTTGCTGGCATCGGTGTCTGCCGCTGCGGGTTCATCCGCTGGTGGCAATACGGGGTCGTCGTTCACAATCTACGTCCTTCGCCGGCGCATCGCTGCGTTGGGCATTGCGGCCACCTACTAACCGGGTGGTCTGCGGTTCAAATCCACTTTTGAGGCGCCGATCACCCCGTACTGGCCAGCGGCGGGGATGGTGACTCGGGTCATGTCAAGGTGGGATTGGGTGGGGTGGTAAAGCGATTGGGCCGCTCAGGTCGTAGACTTTGGGCACCGGCAGGGGATTGAAATCACGCGACCACTTTGCGCAACTGTGCCCGACCGAAGTACACCGTGCCGCTTCCGGCCGCTGCCGATTTGAGCGACAGGGATAGGTATCCGACCGTCAGCGTGCCCGCTGGAACGTAAAAATCTGGCGTCCTCATCACGAGATTTGCCGTAATATCGCTAGGGTGTGCTCCGAACGTCGAAGTGGAATAGCACGCCGACGCTCCGTTCGTGACGCCATCATTCGAGAATGAGTAGTTCAGATTCGGCAGTTCAAGCCCCGTCCAACCCTCGATTCTGATGGCGGCTTCCACGTAATACCAACTGCCCGCCGTCAGGCTGGCCGCGTTGTTGGGCGTGTTTCGTATGTAGCCCGTGTCTGCGGCTGCGGCGGGAGTGATGACGAGCTTGATCGAGTTTCCAATCGTATCTCCCTCGACAGCAACGGTACGGGCAATCTTTGTTGCAACGCATGTAGACCCTGCGTTTCCCTGCCAGTTAACTGTCCAATTGTCGGGCAGAGTTCCAGACCCAATCGTAGCCAGGTTTGAAACGGTGCCACCAGTGCCCTCAACCATCAGCGGATTGAGTTGGATTTGGTTCGGATCGGAATTGGCTCTCGACTCGGCGGGACTACTTGGTAGGGTGTTTCTTGCCGCAATACCGGCGCGCTGACATTCGTCCACGATCAACCCAGCCACGGCCCACGCGCCCGCAGGATTGAAGTGTACGTAGTCAACCGCACTCGTAAGGGCGTTTTGCGCCGCCAAGACCGTGTTCGCGGGGTCGGTGATTACCTTCGCCATGTCCCACATCATCATCTTGGCGTGCGATCTGGCGTACTGGCGAATGAATGCGTTGATCTTCAGCAGACCTGCCGCAATCGTCGCGTCACCATAGCTTGCATTGCCGTTTGCAAACGGCGTCAGCGTGCATGCAATAACCCCGTACCCCTTGGACAACAAATACTGATAAAGCTGCGTCAGATTGGCAATCACAGTATCTGCTGCGACTCCCAAAGTGAGGTCGTTGTCACCGCTCTGCACCGCTACCCAATCGGCGGCATAAGCTGTGACGCCCCAAGTTGGGTGAT